GCCTCGACCGTCTGCGCGATGATCCCCTTGAGACTGTCCGAGTACTGCTGCTCGCGCATCAGGCGCAGCCTGCGGGCGTCTTCGTCGCCATCCAGGATGGCGGCCCATTTCCGTTCCTCGGCGTCGAGGACCCGATTCATCGCCTCGATGGCGGCGTCGGCGTATCTCTGCTCTCCGGTCGCCTTGTAGAGCTCCTCGTACAGGGCGATGGATTCGTTGGCCGCCCTCAGTTCGATGGCCTGCTTCTGTTCCGCCCACCATTGCTCCAGGGCGACCTTGTCCTCCACGACGCGGCTATAGGCCCAGTATTGCTTCTGGAGTTCCTCGAGCTCCCTCTCGGTGGCCGTCATGCCGATTTTGTCCCGGACGTCCTGCCACTTTTCGTAGAGCTTCTCGTCTTCCTTCCGCCACTCTTCGCCGAGCTTCTTGAAGGCCTCGTTCAGCTCCTGCTGGGCCTCGATCTCCTCCTGGTTCTTCTGTTGCCAATCGGTGCCATTCTTTTTTTCCGCCCCCTTCGCCTTTTCCGCCTCGGCCAGGAGCTGTTTCTGGCGCTTCAGTTCTTCGTTGAGCTGTCTGGTCTCCGCCTCTACTTTCTTTGTCCCGGAAAGCCAGTCACTCAACCAGGACCCCGCCTGATATGCGGCGATGCCAACCATCATCGGAAGATAGGACTTCGTCGCTGCATTGAGCAGCTCCTGGGCCGTTTTTGCCCTCAGGAGCGCCGACTCAAAATTCGCTATCCCGGCGGCCGCGGACAGGACCGTTTTCGCCACGACGCCGCTGACAATGATCTCCAGGAGGGAGCCGGGAGACGGGGCGATCGCGTTTCCGACCTTGTACACCGCTTCGGCGAGCCCGACTACGGCGTCCAAGGACTTTTTCACCGTCTCGCCAATTTCCTGAGCCGTTGCGATGAACTCGGGATTCCACGTGATGGTCTTCGTGGTCTCGTCGAATGTCACCATGCGCTCGGTGAGCGATTGCAGTTCCTCTTTGATCCCTTCGAACAGAGGTTCGCCGGCTTTGCCGAGACCCTGCAGAACGATATCCTTGAAGTTGCTCCACAGCCCGGCCCAGGTCGTCTGCGCGGCGATCCCGGCGACCTTATAGGCTTCCAGCTTTTCCATGAGGAAATCGAACAGTCCGTTGGCGTCGCCCTTGAACTGCGCGATATCCTCGTTGGTCAGGCCGAGCACCGTGGCGATCCGGGTATTGCGGGGATTGATCTGCCCCACCAGGAGCGAGCGGATTTCCTCCGCCAGTTGCTCCATCGGCAGGCCGATCGCGCCGGCCGCCTGGACCATCGCGACGGTGAATTCCTTCACCTGCTGCCGGTCGAACCCCTTGGCCAGGGCCACGGGCAGCGCCTGCTGATAGGCGACGATGAGTTGGTCGAGCGTGGCGATGGTCTGGAGATTGGCGTATTGCAGTTCCCCGATCAGCCGCTTGGAGTCCTCCTGGGCGGCCCGGAGGGCATCCTGAGCCTCGAGCGCCTTCCCGGTCGTGGCGTCGATGTATTGTCCGCCGGTCATGAAGCCGGCGCCGATGCCGAGCGCGGCCGTTTCGATCTCGGCCAGGTAATTCATGGTGGCGCGGGTCGCCTCCACGGCCTTCCAGGCAGCCCAGGAGGCGCCGACCGCCTTGATGGCGCCGGAGAGCGACATCGCGCTGGACGTGGCCCGGTCGATGTTATGGGATGCCTCGCGCGTGTTTTCGGAGAGCCTCTTTTTTTCTTCGGACGTCTTGCGGGCGGCGGACGACAGGCCCGAGTACTCCTTCGACAAGGCGCCCGTCTTGGCGCGCAACCGGTCGAACGACTCCCCGACGGCCTTGATTTTGGCCGTTCCGTCGGCGGTATTGACTTCGATGATGAGTTGCAGCTTATTTTCGGCCATAGCCCCTGGCAATCGCCTCCAACTGGACGATCAATCCGGATATGCTCCCGATACCGATCTCCCTGGCCAGCTCGCGGACCGCCCCGTAATCGACCCGGAGCGATCCGGAAAACGGGCTGCCGACCAGCACGCCGGGGAAGGTCACCGCAAATTCCCAGGCCTCGATGTTGTCCTCATAGAGATCGACCTTGCCGCACCGTTCGCACGATTCGGGCACCTTTTCCGGCGCCAGCGCCCTGGTGACCCTGCATCCCCGGCAGCTCAGCCCGCGGGGCCGGTTGCATTGCCATCGTGCGAACGACTCTAATTTTTTATTTTCTGCTCCTGCCGGGCCGTCAGGGCCGCCGCATCGGTCCGGGCCCGCTCCAGGGCCCAGGCGGCAAAACCTCCCACCTGGTCGCAGACGGCATCGATCGCCTCCGGACCGCAGGCCACCGGCGCCCCGTCCGGCCCGACCAGCCCCGTCATGTCCCGGATGATCTCCCGGTAGAGGTATTTGTCCCACAGCTCCGGGTCGACCCGCGATCCGGCATAGGCTTGCTCCGCGGTCGCCGCCGGCTGCCCGCCGGCGTCCGGACGGGCCACGGTGGCCTGCGCAATGACTTTGCGGATGATCCGGCGCGTGTAGGGCACGATCAGGGCTTCCACGCCCGGCCGGAATTCATGCCACTTGCCCTCGTAAGCCGTCGGATCGGTGTTGACGATCAGCTCCATGCGCGTTTCCTTTCCTTTTTTCGGGCGGCCCGGACCATGCGGCCGCTACCGCTTATGTGAACGCGAGCGACAGCTCGTCGTCTCCGGAGTTTCTGCCCAGGCTCCCGTCGATGTTGACCGCGCGCAGCCCGTTCTTGTCCGCGTCGCCCACCCCGGTGTACTGCACCTTCGGGGCCGTGATGGTGCAGATGTTCCCGGCCGCGCCGGTCAGCGCGCAGGTCAGGGCGCCCAGGTTGCCGCTCCGCCATTTGCCGAAGAAATCGTAGGTCGCCACGAGCACGAACTCCGGGTCGAGGCTGATCTTCGGATCCCGCTCGGTGATGACCGCGCTCTTGTGGCCGGAGGAGGCATTGGCGTCCTTCCTGAGTTCGACCTTGTTGCCCATGTCGATCGACAGCGACTCGAGCAGGGCCGCATAGCTGTCCACCGTCAGCGCCGCCGTGAGGAACGCCGGCGGGACGGTGGCCTCGTACGACACCCCGGAGGACAACAGGGCGACGTCGGTGACCGAAAAATCCGCGCCGGTGAACGCGAAGTGCAGCATGCCCGGCTCGCCCGCCTTGAGCTTGAGCTGCACGTTGCCGCGGGCGCCCCAGATCTTCTTGCAGACCCCGTCGACGTAGCCCGCCACCGTCAGGGAGGAAATCGCCGCCGACGCGGGGGTGTAGGTCACCGAGGCGAGGGCGACGGTGGCCTCCCCGAAGCCGCAGGCCTTCAGGAGCTTTCCCAGGGCCGGGGCCGTCCCCGCCGTCCCGGAACCTTTCAACTCGACGTCGAATTCGATCGTCGCGCTGCGCGCGCCGGGGACGCTGGAAAACTTCGAGAGCGACGAGGACGTGTTCTCGCGCTGATGCATCGCAATCGTTGGCTTGAAGCTGAAATTCGCCGCCAGGAAGGCATCCGCGCCGGCCAGCGATTCAGCCACCCCTTCCTGAGCCTCAATTTTTGCCGCTACTTGCGTTCGTGCCGATATCATGGGTCGTCACCTCGTCCTTCCCGCGGATCCCCGCGCGTTTGTCCGCCGCACCCGTCGCGATGCGCTGGTACTCGGATTCCGTCAATATGCGGCCAGAAGCGTCTTTGTAGACGGTCTCGCCGGTGTTGAATTGGTCTTTCATCTCGCGTCCTCCTTTCATGGATACAAAAGCGCCTGGCCGGTCTCGTACTCGGCGCTGTAGCCCGAGACGCCCCGGCCGAACCAGACGGCGTCCTCCCGGATCGCCTCCAGGGGCAGGATGTCGAGGCCGAGCTGCTTCCCGTAGAGCAGGTCCCGGGCGCCGTCGAGGATGGCGTAGCAGCCGGGATTTCCGGCCCCGCCCCGCCGCGCTTCGGCCTCCTGCCGCACGTTCTTGTCCAGGACGAAGAGCACGAACCGCAGCGTCTCGACCTTCCGCGCGCCGTGGTTCGCGTACGCCGCGCCGCCGTACACGACGACGATCGCGGGGAACAGCCGCGCCGCCCGGGCAACGGCCTCCTCGTCGTCCAGTTCGCCCTGGTAGGTCTTGATCGCCCGGACCGTCCGCCAGATCGCCGGATCGTTCTCGCCGACCGGCGTGTAACCGATCCCGAGCGGGGCCAGGGCGGTCAGGATCGCATCCTCGATCGTTTCGATGGCGTACATGTTCAGAACCCCTGCATCTTCGCGCGCGTGAAGATCCGGTCATTGCCGGTCATCTCGACGCTGTTCGACGTATCCGCCCGCGCCGGCTCGTCGGCGCCCAGCGATATCAGCCCCTTGGACACGTCGCGGAGAAACCGGACGGCGTTTTCGTAGCGCTTCTGACGCTCCTCCGGCGCCTTGGCGAAAGAACGACGCGTGTGGAGGTTGTAGAGGGCGATGTCCACGGAGAGCTTCCGGATCATGACCGGGACGGGGCTGAAAGGCAGCGTGTAGCGCCCGCCGCAGTAGCTGTCGATCTCCGCGTCGGCGTCGGCGATGGCGCGCGCGACCGCGGATGTGTCGGCCGAACCGCTTCCCGCGTCGTCCGTCAGCTCGCCGAGCTCCGCCGGGCTGATCTGCTCTTCCAGGTCCGCTTGTATGCAGTACGCCATTACCGTTTGCCTTTCTTTCCGGGTTTGGCCGATTCTTTGCCGCTGTCTGCCGCTTTCTTCGCAGCCTCATCGGCCGGATCGGGGGCGGCGATCTCCTTGACGACGAGCATCGGCTCGGCCTTGAGGATGGCCAGGTCCTGCTTGCTGAACTGGCCGTCGGGATAGACGACCGCCTCTTTCGGATGGGAGATGCCGCACCGTCGGAAGTTGTGCTGTTTGCTTCTGATCTCAATCATTTGTATCCTCCTTTGTGAGCTTTCCCGCGCTCTCCGGTTCCAGGCCGCTCACCCGGGGAGAGCGCGGGGCGGATCCCTCACGTCCGCCGGCTTACATTTTATCGCCGCGCCGGTTAGCCGAGCCCGGTGCTGCCGTAGCTCATCTGCCAGAAGGCATACCCGCCGGCGGCGCGCGCCTCGGCGCCGAAGCGGAACTTCTTACGCATAAAGACGTTGTCGTTCTGCGCGTCGGTCTGCTCGACGAAGACCGGCTCCTTGCGCTCCTGGTACACGAAGGGCTTCACCGGCATGGAGGTGCAGTGGAGGAACCAGGCCGTGGTGCTGGTGAGCCTCGGATTGACGACCAGCCGCGCCGTTCCCTTGTAGGGGTTCGGCGAATCGTCGGTCAGGCGGTCCATCTCCACGAGGCGCTTGCCGGTAATCTCCAGCGCCGGCGGGACCTCCAGGACATCGGGAACCAGCCCCAGGGGCCGCCCCTCGTCGTCGGTGATGGACATGATCGCCGTCCGCGCGGCGCCGTAGGAGGCGGCGGCAGCGGCAGCGGTCGCGGCCGACAGGGCGGCCGTCCCTTTATTGGACACACTCGCCCCGGCGACGCTGTGGTCCGTGTCGTAGAAATACTGTCCGTCGTAGCAGGTATTGGCGAAGCCGCCGTTCTTCAGATCGGATACGATCTCGTCGGGCAACTGCCGGGCGGAGAAGCCCGCCATCTGGGCCTGCGGGGCGTAGATGCCCAGGTTGTCGTCCTCGATGTCGTTGCGGTCCACCTCCACGGTGGCCTCCCAGTCGTTGTTGATGACGGTGTACTTGAAGGCCTCCAGGGCCTTGATGACCTTGTCTCCGATCCACTTGCGCATCTTCGGGAAGTTGGACAGCCAGGTGTAATCGTTCTGGCCGGATCCCGACGGCACCAGCATGGCCGTCTGTTGCCACTGACTGGGGGCGCCGTCGAAGGCGTTCATGAACGTGGTCTTCAGGGACAGGAAGACCGCCGCGATCGTCGCTTTGTTTACCAACATGGTGTGACCTCCTTGCGTTGTAAAGGGTTCATGATCCCGGGAGCCTCACCTCCCGGCCCGCCGTTCGGTTACGCCGCCAACAGCTTCTTCTGGTACTCGATCCACGCTGCCAGCATGATCACGTCATCAGTGCCGAGGGTGCCGTCTTTCGGTTTGATGGTCAGTTCCATTGCCGCCGGATAGGCGGCGAGGTTGGCCAGGGCGAGGGTCAACGTGACTTCCTGAACGTGCTTCGTCGTGGCGTCGCCGGTCATGGCGCTGCTGTCGCCGCCGAAATTGCTGTCCGCGTCATACGCGGCGGCCTTCACGTTGTTGTATGCAATGACGGTGAATTTCGTGGCGTCGCCCACCGTCGCGCCCACTTTGGCGGCGAGGATATGGAGCACCGCGTTGGCGGTCACGTCCATGTCGGGCGGGACGATGACCTTCGCCCCCACCGCACCGGGCGTGGCGTGGTTGTTCCAGCGGATGCCCAGCCCCTTTGCCGTGACGCAGTAACCGGGAACCGTGCTGTCTCCGTCGGAGAAAGCGGCCAGGGCGACGCCCGCGTCGGTGATCACCGGCATGGGGATGTTGATGATCCCTTTGGCCGTGAGAAGGCTGGTGTAGATCTCCTGCAGGGCCGCCTCGACTTCCGTCTGGGCGGTCTTTTCGCCCGCGTCGGCGATGGAAATCGCGCTGGCGGCATGGGCCGCGCTTCCATCGGCGATATGCGCGGCGGCGTCTGACTGGCGGACGGCCGGTTCGATATCGATCCAGGCG